ATACTCTCCATAACCATCCGCATCACTCTTGCTACCAGTTGTTAATAATGCCACTATTTCGTTATCAGTGTCTAGGACAGTAATGTCACCACTGATGTCAGGTGGGTCAACAATGTAACCAACAACTGAGGTATTACCCATCTCAAGAACCTTGGTGTTAGGGAATGTACCTCTGATGGTCACACTCTGAACTCTGTACATATGCTCTACGCCAATTGTTACAGGAACGTTCTTACCACGAATAGCCGCTGGAACTGTTGAATCTGAGATGTCACTCCAAGTCATCACACCGCTTGAAGTGTGATACACAGCTAGACAATACTCAGAAGTAGCTCCACTTACTGTCAATGTGGTAGAGGCAACCTCATACTCAGTATCTTCCTTCCAGATACCATTAGCAATAACGCTCAACATCTTGTTACCGTTCTTTAATGTTGCAGGGGTATAGCTTAATGTAAGCGCACCGCTAACAAGATAACCAGAATCAACGATAACATCATTAGCAAAGTATCTCTTCTCGCTTCCAGCACAACTGTATTCTTCTGTGCTTTCACCATCTACCGTATAAGTAAATGTGAAATCAGTGATTCTCATTTTCTTTGCGTGTATGCACTTTAAGATGTCTGTTGTATCCTTAACATAACCAATCAAGTCAACGTTACTCAAATTTGAGACATCAACGCCACTAACTGGGTACGTGTCAGGGTCTTCACCAACCAAGTAAGCAAATATTTTGTGTGAGACATCGAACGCTTGAAACGTTGCGGTTATTTCAGGAATATCTGTTATAATACCTGCGTGTCTTGAGTTACCAAGTTCATTAATCGTAGTGTTAGGTAACGTAACAGGAATATCCAATCTTTGAACACGATGGGCGTAAAAATCTGCCAGCGGTCCTACAATTCTTAATTTTATATCCTTGTAAGGAATTGCAATCTTCTTTGTCATTTTTCTCCCTTAACTCTCTCCGAATTCCTTTTTACCAAATTGACCGTTTTAGCCCACGAGCAAATCCTTTCCTTTTATCAATCCGAATTTATCACTTCCAACCCTGAGAGAGACTATCCATAAATCAATTAAACCAACCCAATCCCTTTTAATCCACTCCACACCCTTTACCACACCAGTCCTTAACTCGCTTGGGTTGAGACAGTTTCAAAACTGACTGTCGTTCTCCAATACTTTATCTTTTGGTACAAATTGAAACCATATGACGGTCTCATTGTCCGACTCTCTGCATTAACGTACTCTATTATCCTTAATGGAGTACCTGCCACACTTAACCCTGTGTCTTTCCTATACCCTAAAGAGTAATCTTTTATAGGAATAGCGTTATTTAACGCTTGAAAAATTCTATCTGCCAAATCGTCCCTTTGAACATCAGTCTGAGCAAACACGTCTATAGACCAAGTACGTCTAAACCAACTAGCACCCAACTCACCAGCGTTATCATCAGACGTGACACCAGCTTCTACTGATACTGTAGGTAAAGTTAATGTACCATCTTCTATAGAGTTATATGGGTAACCATCAACAATCTTAGCAATATCACCAAGCTCAGTACCATTAATATCTAAAGTCTTTATGAAGAAGTAGACACTTAAATCCTCATTATGAAACTTTCCTGTTGCCATAAACCCTTCCTTATAGGAAAATCAGTACAAGAATGATGGACAACAATGTCCCAAAACACATCCCTACTACTTTCCATCCAAATCTTTTAACTTCGTCTTTCAACTCTCTAGCTTCAGCAGACGTACACAGACCACCATTTACGGACAGACATCCGAACGAAGCCAATATTACGTCCTTTGTGGTGCAACCATCAACTCCACGTTCCGCTAATTTGGTTATCGCTTGCTTAACTGCACTTTCTAGTATTCCATTATTTAGAGTATTGTCCGCCATCTTACCTTTCTCCCTACTTCGGTAACCAACCGTGCCATTTTTTCATTATATTTCCAGCGTTTGATAAGATAAATCCAGAACCCATAAAACGGTTGCCAGACATCTTCATAGTATTCTCAAGTACAAAAATAATGTTACCTGATTTAGCAGTCCAAGAGTAGCCGCTCTTAACAGAACCACTAACATTTAATGTGTCAGGTGCTAGTGTCGGTGGTGGCATTGTCGCTATCAACGCTTCAACAGACCTAACTACCTTATGATAAGCCGCACTCATTTCTCTATTGTAAACTGGTTTGAAGTCTCTTAGAGTATGCTTCCCAGGATGTGTGGGATACGCAGGGTACATATCATTACCCTCTTCAATAAGTTCTGCAAAAGGAGCGATGCTTCTGGACACCATTAAATCCAAACGTCTCCTTAACGTCTCACCAACCCTATCATCCTCACCTCTTAACCACCTGTTATAGAGAGATGCCCAAGCTCCTAAATTACTTGGACCTTGCGATGGATAAACCTCTTTTTGTATCTCTATGAGTTCCGCCAATCCACCCAACAAATCAGTATCAATGAATCTAGCCTGAACAAGTTTCTTTCCCCACTCTACACCAACGTGTGCTGGTGAAGACAAAGCAAGCTCAAGTGCCATCCAATACTCTGATAGCGTAGTATACTCATCAATATCAATCAAATCCCTATGGAAAGCTTCCTTAACTAAGGAATTTAGTCTCAATGCTGTAGCCTTAACTTCAGTCTCTATTATTGCCACAACCCTAGGATATACAGTGCCATAGTATGGATTTGCAGGTGTAACACCAATATAATTAAGTATTGCTTCAGGGTAAAATAATGATATGTTATGGGAAAATCTTGGACCCCACATTATTCCTCTTCTATGCCTTCTACACTGATGCCCACAACTGTGAATATGCTTCTTGTAAACCCATTCATATTGTCAAGAACAATCTTCCTCACCTTCTTAAATAACTCAGGGTCGTGAATCTCTTCTTCAAGGTCATTCAGTGCCATAGCACAGTATCTCTTCTTTCTCTTGTTTATAAGCTTAACGATTTCTAATTCAGTTAAACCTTGAAACTCTTTGTTATTAACCATTCCTAATTACTCCTTTCCCCACTCCCTGCATACAAAACGGATGCGGTCACGTGTAGGGACTCCTCTATGAATCTCCCTGTAAATTTGTAATTTCCTTGAATCCGCTATAACGTGCTTTATCTTTACGATGTTAGCCTCAGATATAGCGTTAATGTCAATTGTTATGTAACAATCACCCTCTGGAGTAGAACCACCCACACCAAAATCTGGTTCGTCTTGAGTTCTCCACCTTACGTGAGCAACTACACCAGAATAAACGTCATCAGTTATCCAATATTGACCAGAACACACCGTGCAATAGGGATTAAGACTGGCTTCATTAACACCATCATACTGGTCTAATCCGCTACAAACTGGACAAGCAGTAGGGTCACCACGAATTACAAAAGTAACCGTTTGACCTATTGCATTTCTGATTGCGTCCTTAGTTGCTTTAGTTGCTGGAAAGCTTATCGTCATCTGTTTTTACCTCGACTGCTTCTTTAGTCTCCTTCTCAGCCATCTTAGCTTTGAGTTCTTCCTCGGACATAGAAGGTATTTCCAGAGTTTTTGTTGGTAGTTCAAATTTCTTTGACAACGAATCACCAGTGTCCAGCATCTCCTTAATTATAGTGTCGAATTTATTAGCAACGTATGTCCAAGTAAACTCTTCACGATGAACATAGTCATAAGCCTTCTTAGCGTAATCTTTAACCTTGTCTCTATTGTGATACAGGTCATCAAGTATTGATGCTAAATGCTCAACATTAATAATGCCACCCTCAGTGTTTATACCACCAGTCAAAACTTCCCAATGGTCTATATCAATAAGAGGTGCTTTGCCTTCCCAAAGTTCTTTACAAGCGGAATGTGCAGGAACAATCTGTGCAACTCCACAAGCCGCACTTTCAAAGGGACTTAAACCGAAACCCTCACCCATTGATGTCATAACGTGAACATCAGCCACATTATAAATCTTGTTGAGCATAGACAAGGAAACACCCTGTGCAGGAGACAGATTACGTTGGTCGGTGATTAAAAATCTGTCATCAATACCCCATCTCTGAGCCAAAGATACCAAATTCCACCCTAAGTCTCTTATTGCTCCGTGATAGTAGAAATTTACGTTATTTCTATCGCTTGTTGAGAGTCTACCTAGCCATATCTGCATAGCTTTGAGGAACAAATCAAGTCTTTTTCTAGGTTGATTCCTATTAATGTTCTGAATAATAAAAGCATCTTCAGGAATATTTGCCAAGAACTTTCTAGCATCATCAATAGGGTAAAACTCATCTGTGTCTACAGCGTGACCTATAATATCAATAGGAACTTCACGAGCCGTTTGTATACCCTTCTTAGCAAATTCAGTATAGGTCGTTATCCTAGCATTGACTCTTTCCAAGTTGAAAATCCATTCTGGTTGAACGGGTAAAGCATCAACTGGAGAATATGTCAAAATCCTGTTGTTCTCAGGAATCTCTTTTACATACTCAGAAGCTATCCACAAATCATTGTTAATCAGGATGATGTCTGGTTTCTCTTTGGAAACAACTTCTTGTACCCTGTTAAATCCATAAACGTTCCCACTCGCTTTAGCAGGATATATTCTAAACATTCCTTCATAACGATGGGGGTCACCGATTGGGTGATTAATT